TCAAGTCCCGCCAACCGCACCATCATATACACAATAATTATTCACATCAATATCGACATAATCTGCCGAGATAGTCACAGTGCGGATAATACGCTGCATTAAAGCTTGGATTTCTTCCAAGCTTTTTTTATTTTTTAAAATGGACACATATTTGTCAAACATTTTCTGAACATATTCAGGGTTGATTGTGATTTCCGGTTCGGCCTGAATATCGTCAATTTTGACTTTTACGGAGGTTAATTCTGCTTTTACGTCAGATAACCTTTTTAAATCATATTCGTCAGCCATACCGCCTTCCAGTATGCTATACAAGGCATTTAATCTTTTTTCTATGCCGTTTCTTTGTGCAATAAGGCTGTTAAGTTGTTTAGGCTCTGTTTTGGCCGCTTCTTGGTATTTGGATGTAGCAGCAGTTATAATTTCAGCAACATTCTTAGTTAAAACGTTCTTCAAAACTGCATTAGTCACAAGATCTTCTAAGTCATGCTTTGGTATCTTAGGAACCTGGCATTTATTGTCTGATTTGGAATGCTGGTCAATGCATTGGTAATATACATATCTATGGCCATGAGCCGTGGCGGAAGTTCCGCAAGCTGCCTTACCACATGAACATCTAACCAAGCCGGAAAGAATATAAGGTTCTTTTGCTTTATTTCTGCCTGGGCGGCGTTTGTTCTTAGCTATAATATCCAATACTCTGGCGTATTCAGATTTAGAGATTATGGCCGGGATAGCATCTTTAATGACAATCATATCATTGGCTGTACTATGGCTATTCCTACGGCCGTCATAGCGTGTCTTAACCTTACCAAAAGTATAAGTGCCACAGTAACGAGGATTATTAATAATAGAGTATAAAGAGTTCCGGCCAAATGACTTACCGACTTTAGTTTTATAACCATGAGCTTCTAAGACATTAGTAATCTTATGATATCCGTATCCTTGCAGATATAAATTAAATATCATACGAACAATAGGAGCTTCCTCTTCATCAATGACATATTTCTGATTAACAACTTTATAACCAAGTGGCGGAGTGCCACCGGGGAACATGGCTTTAAGAGCATTTTCTCTTTGACCCTTTTTGGTTTCATTGGCCAAGTTCCGGGAATAATAGGCGGCAAAGCCTACCAGGTTATTCTCCATTAGTTGGCCTTCTGCGGAACTGTCTATGCTTTGCGCTGCATATTCATAGCGTAGTCCCAGGGAGAGTATCTTTCTCTTAAAATTATAATAGTCATATTCATTTCTGGCGTTTCGATCTAGCTTATGAAAGATGATAACATCATAAATGTTTTGTCTGGCATCAGCTAGCATGGCCTTGTAATTATCTCTCTTGGCTATTGTGGTACCGCTTTTGGCTTCATCCTTATAGATTTTTACTATAATATAACCCTTTTTACGGCAGTATTCTCGGCAAGCTCTTACCTGGGCATCAATACTCTCTTCTCTTTGTGATTCACGGCTGAATCTGGCATATATTACTGCTCTTTCATTCATAGGACCATCCCTTTCTTAGTCGCATATTTTTGACAAAAAGTGTGCATATTATTTAGAATAAAAGCAGAAAGTGTTATTCTGCTTTCAATGCATATAAACAATAAAGGCCTTCCTTGGCATAGGGAGGCCTTTTATGATATAATATCAAGAGCTAAAGGTCTCCAGTCGTGGGAGTATTTGGCAATGACCGTTCGGTGTTGGCGCACCGGCGGTCTATTTTTTTACTTATTATCTTCAGGATGATTTTTTGCCCATTCAATTTGGCCTTTCATACTTGCAGATGGTTTTTTTCTTTGAGGTTCTTCAGGTGGAGCACAAGAGGCCATCGCTTTTTCTTTAAAATCAGCAGGTAAATCCCTTTGGCAATGTGGGCAAACAACTGCATCTATATGTATTAGTTCCTTGCAAAAAGGACATGGTACTCTTCCACTTGCGCTTGCATCTTTAAGCTTTTGGTCCTCTGTTTTAGAAATTATAAGAGAGTGGGGAAGAGCAACGATAAACAATAAAAAACCATAAATATACCAGGTCATAAAATCTCGGCCCTTTTTTGATGCAATAGTTGCAGGAATAAATCCTAAAATCAAAGCAGCAACAATACCAGCAAAAGTCATAATAGATTCCTCCTCTAAAATTTATTTTATATTATTTAAACCACCTTGGATAATTCTAAGAATTATGCGCCTTTCCCACGGGCAGTTTCTTGGGGAAAGGTGGTAAAATCCGGATTAAGAGTAAATGATTTGACGGCATCGGAGGCGATTCGCTGTCCTTTTTTATTGAGACTACGAAAATCTTCTATAAGTGAAATTTCATCTTTTGTAAGAGATTTAGCTATTTTAGCGATATTATCATCTAAATAATAAGCTTGGCGGTTATCTTTTTCATCAAAAAAATAACTTTTGGGTACTGAGAATACTGCTGATAACTTTTCAATTACACCCATTCTTGGAATAGATTTTTTTAGTAACCACTTACCAACAGTTGATTCTGAGATACCGATTGTTTCAGCCAATTCTCTTTGTGTAATATTATTTTTATCAAGAAGTGTTTTAAGCTTTTTTACAAATATATCTTGAAAAGCTTGAACTTCATTGTTTGTCATTATTATCACATCCTTTACATATTCTGATTATAGAATAAAATTCTAATAAAAGCAAGAATAAAAAGCCGAAAAATAGAATTTAAGTATTGACACTAGAACTAAATTCTAGTATACTTTCAAAAAGAGGGGGTGAGATAAATGGAATTTAAAATGTCTTTAAAGGCAGCAAGAACTCAAGGTGAACTTACTGTTATTAAAATGGCTAGAGCGCTTGAAATCGGCAAGGACAGATATCTTAAGTGGGAAAAGCATCCAAGCTTAGTTCCTGCTGTTTATCAGCCCAAAATTTCAGAAGTTACCGGCGTTCCGCTAAACCTTATTTTTTTTGGCAATTAGCTAGAATATAATTCTAGCTAATAAAGGAAGGAGAAAATCATGGCCAACGTAGGAATTTCAAATCCGGGAACTAGCCATATAAAAATAAAGCAATTGGAGTGGAATAACCTTGTAAGGGCTACGTTCCAGGCTTGCCTAAAAAACAAGGGCGACAATGTCCATCATGAAAATATTTTAAAAAAAGATGGCAGCAGCATTAAAGCTGATGCATGAGGAGCTGCCATGAAAAAAATAATTGAATTTTGGGCCAGGCATGAAGCTCTTATTGGCTTCCTTATGGATTGCATTGCTATTGTCTTAGCAATATGTGCCATTGAAAGAACGCTCCCAGCATATGTACGACATTAATTTAGGAGGAGAAAAAAATGAATCTAATTGTTAATATAGACGATTCACAAATAGAAGAAAAAATTAAAAAGCTTAACCAAAAAATAAAAGAAATTCGCGAGCTTACCAAGGAGCTAAATAATATGCCAGGAGTAAAAGTAACTCTAGCATCAGAAAAGGCTGATGCTAAAGCATCAGCCCCAAAGGATTAAAGATTCTCTTTTACTTTTTTGTACAGAAAGAAGAGGACATGAAAGGTAGGCTATAAAAATGGAAAATAAAAAAGTTGAAAATCAGAATAAATCAGAACTGCTAATAATGTTTATAAATCATACTAAAGCCTTAATAGAGATATCTGAGAAAAATCATCCCGAACCACAGATAGAGACTGAGATTCGGGAAGACGTGAGATTAATACTTACTAATGTTTTTAATTTTCAGTTGTCATTGTTAGCATGGAGGTAACAAATTGGTTAGAAGAATAGAAGGTGGATAAATGTTTACTGATAAACATATTGAAATAATGAGTTTAGCAATTAGCTGTGAACGTACAGATGTGGCCAAAAAAGCATTTGACATGATTCCGTGCATTGATAACGAAGTTGGTGTTAAACGATACTATGAACTAAAAAAAGCTTTTATGCTGGTTGCGGCAGTAGAAGCATTTGGAATAAGCAAGGAGCTGGATAACTATTTACACAAGTATAAAGCTACTGTCTGAAAGACTGCTGCATATAATGTTTGATATTTGCATATATGGTCACTGATGCTAGAAAGCATGCCTTTTTGCAAAGGATAGCCTTTTTGAATGCAGTCAAAAAGTGGTTCAAGATTTTTAATTAATAACGTTTTTTCTTCTTGTGAAGTTTCTAGAGTTTTAATAAGAGTTTGAATTTGTTCAAAAGAATATCCTTGAGAAATATTTATTGTGTTTCCTTTAGCATTATTACCAACAATTCCATTATTCACCAAGGAATTTGTATTTATTGTTATTCCAGTGGCAGCATCTGTTATACCTTCTATCTTGGCTATTCCTTTTTCGGTTAGTCGGCAACTTATATTACTGCCTATACATTCTGCATATGGTTCTATAAACCCAGAAGATTTTAGCAACCGATAGTTATCTAGTATCTCTGGTAAATTTTTTACATCTTTGTTTGGAACGCTATAAGCAGGTATTTTTTTAGCACAAGTTTCATCATAAAAAAACTGTAGCAGTTTCATCATATCTTCATGTTTAGACATAATACCATCTCCTTTTTTTAATTATATCATTATACAAAATTGAAAGGTAGGAAATCTCAAATGCAAATCGTTATTAATGTTTCAGATGAGGATTTTATTAGGATTAACCAAAAGATTGAGAAAATCAAGGATGAGCAGCAAGAGTGGAAGAGAATAAACCAAAACTGTAGTGATCTTATTCAAAACTTACCGCAGTTTTCTGTAGATAAAGATAAGCTCAAAAAAGGCAATGAACATTTCCTTGATGTTTTAAATTCTGCATTCAAGGGAATGAGCGTTACACCAGGTGTACTTAAAACTGTTAAGATGCATAGCCTAAAAATAGTGCCGGCATATTTTGATGATGTGGCCAGCGGCAAAAAGAAGTTTGAAATTCGTAAGAATGATAGAGATTTTCTTGTCGGCGACTTGCTTAATCTTCGTGAGTGGAATCCAGAGGCAGAAAGATATACCGGCAGGGAGCTTACGGCCAAGGTTACTTATAAAATCAACGGCGGCCAATACGGCCTTGACGCTGATTACTGTGTGCTTGGAATCGAAATCGACAGTAAGGAGTGATTTCATGAAAAAAGCAATAATAGCTCTAATCATAGCTCTTAGTCTTTCCGGAATTGCCCAAGCGCTTGAACAAGCTCCACATCCTCAAAGCACAATGATAATTACTGTGCAGCCAGGCGAAACTCTCTGGGAAATTGCCGGCAGATATATGGAAGATGGCCAGAACATCCAAGAAGCTATGTATATCATTAGAAAAGCCAATCCTGGTAATATACCCGGCGGCATGGTTCTCTCCGGAGAGAAACTTATTATTCCCGTACCCATGAGCATGGAGGCTAAATGACCAAGCATCAAAGGGCATTACTAGAACAGGCATTTTTGGCCATTCGGGTTTATTGCAAATCCATAGACTGTTCTAATTGTCCTTTCTATATTAACGGACCTACTTGTATTGCAGATAATTTTTTAAAAATATTGGAAGAAGAATTTGATAATAAGCGAAAGGAAAAAACCAATGATAAACCACAATAAGAAATTAATTTATGTTGCACACCCTTTCAATGGTTCTGAGGTTAATGTAGCCAAGGCTACGGACCTATTGGTGCTTCTCCAGCAGCAGTATCTAGAACAATATACCTTTGTTTCTCCTATTCATGGGTTAAACGTTGGTCTAGCTTATGAGTGCTTAACAGCCGATATTGCTATATCCAACTGTATTAATCTCCTTAAGCGGTGTGATGAGGTTTGGGCAGCTCCTGGATGGCGGGAATCAAGTGGATGCTTAGATGAATACCATTTTTGCCAACAGAATAAAATTCCATTTTACGAAATGAAATTTTCTGTTTCTCCTTTTTTGATAAACGCCGGGCAGGTAGAAGGCAAAGTAGAAGAGCCTGAAGAACCTAAAGTACCGATACCTATCGAAGATAAAGCAGAATTGCCGGAACATGATTTCGGCAAGCTATTTACTAAGGAAGATTTAGATTTTCTTGATAAGTTTTCGGCCAAAGGCGGTTCTGTTAAGGCACTAGCAGGAAAGGCCGGCATTAAGTGTAAAGTATTCTATGCAAGAATCTACAGGGCTAGGAAAAAATTAAAGGAACAGGATACACCGCAAATTGAAAAGGCTGATTCTGTGGCTGCCAAGAAAAAAGAAAACTTTATAAAGGCCATGACAACTAAACGCAATCTTTCGAGGTTTAGCAATGAAGATCTTAAATAATTGTCCATATCGTCAAAAGGCAGATACTAAAAAGCGTAAATTAACAAGATGGTTTGATATTAATAATTACTTTATCTGCTTCTTGGATGGCAAGGGATGTATGCCAGAAATTGATAGGAGATGCCCCAGAGATACAGGAGGTGGCGGTAATGAGAATTAGGATACAGCGTTCCGGAGAAAAAATAAAAACAGAAGGTAGCGTTCCTAATACTGTAATAAACATTATTGTTGAAGAGTTTGTTAGGTTTATGTTGGCAAACAAAATGACCGCTAGTGCTAAGGACACCAGCGGTCAAGGTTCAAAATATCCAGACAGAAATTTTGAAGTTATTTAAATTATACCACAGATTGAGGAGGTGGCAATATGTATTTTAATGTATGTCCACATTGTGGAGCCCATTTAGACCCCGGCGAGCGTTGCGACTGCCTGCAAGAAAAACAGAAGTCACCTATTCGAGAACATATAGTGAGTGATTCTGAAAAGAGTAGGAGGACAAATTATGAATCAGGAAGTTATAAACAAAATCAACGAAGAAGTTATTAAAAATAAAAATAATACTGCGTTTGTTCGTATTGCTGATTATTTAAAGTTTAAGGTTGCCGGAGACGAAAAGGCAGCAGCTAAATACCTTGGAAAGAACGGAAGTATTCAGCATTGCTACGATGATATTCGCTCAATGGCCAGAAAAGAATCTTCCGGTAACGCCTGTTGTGTTGAAGATGAGAAAGTGTTTGGCTGGGCGAAGGAATTCTATGGCTTAACTAATGCTGCTGAATCAGACGGCATAGATATTGATAAGCTCTTAGAATAGGAGTGATCTTATGTCCTTAGATGTCACAAAAAAACAAGTTAAAGAAATATTGAGCCACTTTCCGGATATTAATAGCAAAGTAAAAAGCTGGATAAGGCACGATGTAATGAATAATTATATTATCGTCAAGGATAAGAAGCATAAAGAAAAAGGCTGGTGTACCTGCTGTCGGCACTCTGTAGAATTAGAAAATAGTCAGCACTTGGCGAATGTAGTATGCCCATATTGCGGCACAAATGAGCAAGTAATATTTGCCTGGCGCCGAAAAGCTGAGAGAACAGAGGTACAGTATTGGGTATATTTTAATAAATCCAAAAAGGATAAAGATGCCATAGTAGCACGTTGGGGGGAATCAGTCCGGAATGAGTATAATAGCAAGCTGAGTTCCTATGACAACATTTTAAATTACTTTTTAGCTTATTATGTCTTTTATCCACATCAAGTGCATAAAAAAAATATTATGTTGAAACATAATGGTAGAGCCAACTGGCCTTTTAATCAGTGCAAATCGATTTATCCCAACGAATATGAATTACGAAAAACAATTTTCCCTCTCAATAATTCAAGTGATTATTATTTTAATTGTAGGCAGGGGACCTTTATTGATGCAAAAAGCCTATTGGATGCAGTAAAAAATACTAAATTTCAATATATTTTTCCAGACAAATTAATGCCGATTCAAGATATGGCTCCTAATCATGAGCAAGCTTTTATCCGTTGGTTAGATGTATACAATAAATACCCAGCTCTTGAATATTTATGGAAAATTGGCTTAAAAAGATTTACTAGAGACATGGTAGATCATATCTATATGATTGCTGATTTTGGCGTTAATGCTAGAGGAAAAACAATAAAGGATTTTTTAGGATTCAACCCTACGCCAGAAGAAGTGGCAATCATAGAAGAGCAAGGTTCTGAAAGAATTAACATAATTAAGTATTGGGAAGAAAACTTAAAGAATTTGGGCATAATTTCTCTTGCCCAGTTTGCTGGAGCTAGAGGCATGATTTGCTGGCAATATGAGTTGGAAAGGCTCAAAAGGATACACTTATATGAAAAAAGTTTTGTCAAGATATTTAATCACCTTGAAAAATGGCGGGCTTTGTATCTCAACAAGCAGACCTACAATGACATACTGACGACTTGGGATGATTACATTGATATTCTTAAGCAGCATCATCTTAATGTTAAAGACCTAATGTATCCAAAAGACCTATTCAAAGCACACAGCCACCAGGTAATGCAAATAAAGCTTTTGCTTAACAAAGAAGTAAATAAAAAAATAATAAATAGGGCAAAAGATTTGGGCAAACTGTCTTATCAAAACGAATCATTTGTAATAAGGCCTATCAATGATTATCAAGAGTTGTACGAAGAGGGCAATTTCCTACATCATTGTGTAGCCAGCTATGCAGACCGGTACGCATCAGGCAAAACCAATATTTTTACAATACGAGATATTAAACAGCCGGCGATGCCAATTGTTACGGTTGAAATTAATAAAAAAAGTATTGTGCAAGCCAGGGCCAAATTTGACCACCGACCGAAAAAGGATGTTGCGACATTTTTGAAAGAATATCAAAAGGCTAAAGGCTTAAAAGGAGAATGGACACATGAAGAAATGTATTGATAATACTGAAATTGCAGTTGCTAGGACAGTAGAAATGGTTGCAGCGGAAATCAATGGCATTAAGGACCAGACCAGGCAGATGGTGCTGGTCAATGCTATTGCTATTGGCCAGAGATTAGCTGAAGCTCACGAAATGGTGCCTTATGGCGAGTGGGAGAAGTGGCTCAAAGAGAATGTTAATTATTCTAAAACCACCGCTACTAATTTAATTAATATCTTCAATGCTTATTCCACTGACCAAGGCCAGTTATTTGGAGTGCAGACAAAAAGCCAAGCGCTTGGTCAACTTAGCTATACACAGGCGCTTGTTTTGCTTGGCCTTCCGGCTGAAGAGCGAGAAACATTTGTAATTGATCATGATATGGAAAGTATCTCCACAAGAGAGCTTCAAAAAATCGTTGATGAAAAAAAGGCAGCCGAGAAAAAAGCTCAAGAATTCAACTCCATGCATATCGAGGACCTTAGCCGGATAGATAAACTGGAGAAAGACTTGGAGAAGTCCAAAACAAACAAGGATAAAGAAAAAATCAAACAGCTGAAAGACCAGCTTAAAAACGAGCAAAAGTATATTGCTGAATTACAAAAAAATGCCCATAAAAAAGAGATTGTCGAGAAGGTACCTGATGAAGTAGTGGCAGAGCTAGACAGTCTCAGAAAGAAAATAAAACTAACCGATACCGATGCTAAGTTTAAGGTTAATTATAAAATTTTCCACGATAGTTTCGAAGAAATGGCCAACTTAGCTCAATCCGATGTTAAATATGCAAAGGCATTAACAGAAATCTTAAGTAAGCTCCAAGCTGAAGCTATTAAATTAGCTTGCCTTGCAATAGACAGGGAGGATAAATCTAATGAAAATAATTAATATATCTTTTGGCGGCGGCAAGGTGAAAATTAATTACCTTTCCGGCGAAAATGATAAGGAAGAGAACGTACTGGCAAGCCCGGACTTGCCAGCACCAGAATTTATCAAGGCATTAAAAGCAATTATGCCTGTGTTTGCACAATATTTTCAGCTTCCCGATGCCGTAATCAAAAAGTGCGAGCTGAAGAAGTTGAAATTTAAGCACTATGATTATCTGAAGGATAAGGATGCTTTTGATTATAGAATCTTTGCAACATTTAGCTATGATCCTAGCTACTTAACAGATGGTGTCATTGCAGGTGAATGTATAGAGATTCCGGCTCAATTTGATAAAGAAAAAAATAAATTTATTGTGGATGCCAAAAAGGCCGGAGATGCAATCCAGGAACAGGCTCTATTGTACATTAATGGCGAAAGAGCACAAACCAAGCTGGATTACGATAAAGAATAATGCCGGCCTGGACAGAAGAGGATTATGCTGACTACTTGGCCAAACGCCAAAAAAAGAAATCTATACATAAGACCAATGGTCCGGTAGTTAGCGTTGGCTCTAAAACTAAAAGTAAATATTCAAATAAAAAAGTTTGGCTTGATGGCATGATTTTCGACAGCACCAAGGAAGCTGCATACTATGCTGACTTAAAGCTGCTATTAGCGGCAAAAGAGATAATTGCTTTTAACTGCCAGGTTGAATTCATTTTACAAGAAGGCCAGATTGGTACAAAACCAATAATTTATAAAGCTGATTTTCTAGTAATTGATAAAACTGGCCATCCGTATTATGTGGATGTGAAAGGCTTTAAGACCGATGTCTACAAGATGAAGAAAAAGATGCTTTTGACCAAATATCCAAATATTGATTTTAGGGAGGCGTGAAATGCTTAGATTTCAAGTTTTATTTAGCAGCAGGGCAAACAATAACTATCTACAAAGAATATTTTATAACTTTGCATATGAACATCGGCAACTTGCCAAAGATGATGCCGTAATGTTTTTAGCACATCTTCTGAGTTGGCTGGAAGAGGAAATTAAAGAAGATGATCCTGATTATTGGTCTACTGTTCTTCCTTGCACACATAGAGAGTGGCTTCAAACCCTATCTAACGAGGAATATGCAAAGGCACTCTCATTATCAAGAGATAAATATATGTGTCCGGTCTGCGAGAAAAGATTTAATAAAAGTTGTAGTTACGGTCCTGAGAACGAAGAATCCTGTATCAAAGCACTGGCAAAATGGCTTTCATTAATTCATCAAGATGATTTGCCATTGTGTCCGTTTACTGGATGCCCAGATTGTAATAGAGAAATGAAAGTATTTTCATTTCAAAACAACATGAAAGAAGAAAGATTTTCAGTTAGGCCAAAAAATCGTATGCCTAAAACAGCTCTTTTTAGTTGTCCAAGTACAATTCTTTTTGAAACTAAAGAAGAAGCCAAAGCTGCATGGATTAAGGCCATTGGAAGAATATCTCATAAGTTTTAGGGAGGCTTGAAATGAACAAAGTTATTGATAATCTGCTGCATCCTATAAAGTCAATACCTTTAGAAGTTGTTTATGGAGCAATTAAAATAATAAAGGCAGTTTGTACTTTAAACGGTCAATATTGTCAAAACTGTTGCTTAAGAGACGAATATAATCATTGTTCTATCATCACTAATCCTTATCCAGCAGAATAGTTTATTGTCAAACATGATGATATAGCCTTGAACAAAAGCCTTTTTATGGATGAATTTGATATAGAAAAAGAAACAAATAATAAAGGTGATGAATCATGAAAATAGTCTTTGAAAATAATCAATCAGTAGATATGCCATATCCGGCATGGGTGATTTCAAAGCATATGGGCCTAGTTGGCGGCTTGTTAGTCGTGTCTTATCAACTTGATCCTGACAGGGAAGAATGTTTCTTATGGCATTTGTGGGATGCTGTTAAATGCTGGTGGCACTGCCGAAAATACTAGAAAGGTGAACATATAATGCCTAAAAATTGTATTTGCGATGATGATGATGACGAAATTACCTGTCCCAAAGGATTTAAAATATGTTGCCAATTTTGTGACGTCAAAAAGCAATGCGAATCAGAATTAGGCTACAAACCTTGCTTGCTTACTTATAAAGAATGCAAGGACTTTTATAAGGAACATAAAAAATGAATATAAAAAAGACAAAATATATTTGCGGTGATGATTGGAGAGAAGATAACTGTCCAAAACATTTAAAAAACTGTTGCCGTTTTTGCAAGTATGAAGCTGGCTGTAAATTTGCATTAGGATATTACCCATGCAACTTATATCCAAATCAATGTATGGTATTTGAGGAGGTAAAAAATGAGCGAAAACAGAATTAAGATTATTTACGGAAATGAGGATTTAGAGAAGAAAGTAAATACTTTTTAAAAAAATCTCAATGGAAAAGTATTAAACATAAATACTAAAAATGTGTCTCATCCTCTTGATGGTAACTGTTTACAGTGCACAATTTTATATATTGAATATCCGCCAAGGCAGAGCTGGTTATAGCATGGAAGATAAGGTATATATGGATACTCAAGAGCTTATTAAGCAACTTTGCCCTTTTTATAAGGAAAATCGTCATAGAGTTGACGAAGATAAATGTTACGGCATCACTTATTATGATTCGGCCACTCCTTCTGATTTATGCAGCAAGTGTATTTTAAATGATGAATATCATCATTATTAAAAGGAGGTTCTAAAACCATGGAAACCACGACTAACTTATTTCCGCCGGAAACTACGTTGCCTGACAATGTGAGCAAACCTGTAAATAAGAAGTATAAAACACCTGGTATATATGAAGATAAAAGAAATGGCAAGTTTATTGTCAATTACATGGGCCATTATTTAGGCCGGTATAAAACCCACAGAGGAGCAGCAAGGGCTTTAACTAATTACAAGAATAGCCTTTTGCTTAAGCCAATGGCTTCTCCGCTATCAATTAATGATTCATACCAGAAGATGGCCAGAGATGCTTTTGTCGCTAAGGCCATTGCAGCCATAGTATTGGTTATGCTGATTCTACTAATCTCAATGAAGGGGTTATATAGCTAATTCTTCCCGGTATATATAATGGAAGGAATTTTATTGTAAAACATTTTCCTTCTATTATATATACATTTAAATTAACAGGCGGCGGCCTGTTTCTAGCTTGATAAATAATATTATTTTGAGGACGGTCTATTATGCCATATTTGCAATATACTTTTGTAACAGGTCGAGTTGTTGAAATTGAGAAAAAGCATAGTGTTAAATATCAATCCGTTTTAAGAACAAGGCAACCCAAAAAACAAGAGACCATAGAAAGTCAAAAAATAATAAACGAAAATAATGCCATAAAGAATCTTCGTAGAATTATTAATACTAATTTTGGCTATAGAGATTTTCATTTGGTGTTAACTTATAGACCGGAAAACAGACCAATCGGCAGGGAAGAAGCAATTAACGAAGTTAAGAACTTTCTTAGGCGGCTTAGAAATATATATCGTAAAGCTGGAATTGCGTTGAAATACATTCTCACCAGCGAATATGGCGAGAAGTCAATACATCATCATCTGGTGGTACCTAACATTAACCCTGCAATGATTCAGAGAGTTTGGACTAACGGAAGAATCAATGTGCAGCCATTAGACAATACTGGCCAATACGAACAGTTGGCCAGCTATTTGATTAAACAAACACGTAAGACATTTCTTGATCCTAATCGTTCCTTGCATAAAAAGAGATGGTGTGGTTCAAGCAATCTTATTCATCCGGAGCCAATCATTGAGATTGTTAAAGCTGATTCATGGCGTGAAGATCCTGTGGCATGGGAAGGCTATAAGATTACTAGGTGCAAGTCCGGTGTAGACGATTTCACCGGCTATCCGTATCAAAGCTATATCATGGTTCAAGAAATAGAGCTTTTCCCGGAGGTAAAACAAATTGAGCTACCGCCCAAAAAACGAAGAAGAAGAAAGAGAAAACAATATAGGCCGATTGTCAGCCAAGAACTCTTCTAAGCAGACCATCAGCCATACTACCTTTGCCTGGATGAACAGAGGGAAGAACATACGACAGAAGATAGCCTCACACAATGAACAGAAGCAATCTGTCATTGACCTATTGCATAGACTATCTCCATGCATGAGCGAAGCTCCTTCCGGTGGTGCCGGTCAAGGCGATAAGATTGGCAATTCCATTGCAAAGATAGACGAACTGAATAATATTCTAACCGCTGAAGTTAAAGAGCTTGGGCAAGTTCTTATCGAGATTAACGCTGTGATTAAGAAAGTTAAGCTGAAGAACAAGGAAACACAGATTGCCCAGGTTATTCTTGAACGCCACTTCTGCCTTGATAAGCCAGAGTGTCAGCTTGAGCATATCGCCTGTAAGATTAACTATAGCTATAGGCAGACCTATAGGCATTACATCATGGGGATGCTAGAAGTCCAGAAGATTCTAAAAAAACAAAAGATAAAGATGTCATAGAATGTCATACTCTTGACGTGTTATACTGTATGCGTGAAAAGAAGGTAAACACGGTCATTAGTGTGCAACATAGCTAATGGCCTTTTCTTATGCCTGAAAGAAGGTGGCACATTGGCCAGAGACTTTGCCGAAAAGTTCTATAACTCCAAGGAATGGCTAAAGTGTAGGGCATCTTATTTGGCTTCGGTAAAAGGTCTCTGTGAAAAGTGTTTTAGGTCAGCATTGATTGTTCATCATAAGATACCTTTGACAGAGGAAAATATCAATGATCCTCAGATTACTTTATCTTTTGACAACCTTCAAGCACTTTGTTTGAATTGTCATAATGAAGTACATGGCTACAAAAGCAAAGAGAAGTCAATCCAGGATGGATACGCTTTCACGGCTGATGGAGACATTATAGCTATCCCCCCTGGTTCACACCCCGGTAGGGCAAAAAATTAAAACCGAGATAGCCCCTTCGCTTAACACACAGGTCAAAAAAATTTACCCCAGTGTATCCGAGGGGCGGCAAGATGGTGATACGAAATGCTCAAGAAGGTTACAAAAAAAAAGAAAACTTCCAATAAGAGCGAAAAAATCGTAACTCAAAAAATAATTGACAAAGAAATTCGCCGACTTAAGAAAATTTACGCAGATTTGCCAAAAAATAAATGTGTTTTAGCCCAAAAATTAATAGAAAATGCTGCTTTTTTATCATACAAGCTTGATGACCTGCGTAAAATAATGCTGGAAAACCCAGATGTAGTCGAGACTTACCAGCACGGTGAAAAACAATCAGGAACTAAGCAAAGTGTATATATGACTAGCTACGAATCCGTATTAACTACTTACGGCAGAGTTATAGCCCAGCTTGATAAGATGCTTCCAGCGCCCAAACCGGTAGCTAAGAAGGCAGATACTGATGAAGAACTCGAAAACTTTATTAACTCAAGATAGTGAATTTAATCCTATCAAGGAATATTGGGAGCAGATTAAACATGGGCTTAAGGTTAGCCGGAAGGTACGGTTAGCATACAAAAAATTAAATAGCGATATGCGTAATAAAAAATGCGTGTGGGCCTACAATCCTAGAAAAGCCCAACACGCTATTTTATTTATCGAAAAGTTTTGCAAGCATTCCAAAGGCAGCAAAGGTGGTCAGCCTTTTATCCTGGAACTGTGGCAAAAAGCTATGGTGGCTGCCATGTTTGGCTTTGTTCACAAAATTGATGGAACAAGGCGCTTTCAGGAAGTCTTTTTTATGGTTGCAAGAAAGAATGGTAAATCTACTTTAGCGGCTGCTATAGGCCTTTATCTACAGATAGCAGACCAAGAGCCAGGTGCCGAGGTATATGCAGTCGCAACTAAAAAAGATCAGGCCAAGATTATTTGGCTGGAAGCCAAACGGATGGTTCTTAAAAGTCCGAAGCTGCTCCAGAAGGATAAGCCGCTAGTGTCTGAGCTTTACGCAGCCAGCAATGAAAGTTATTTTAGGCCTCTTGGTTCAGATTCAGAAACCTTGGACGGCCTTAATGTTCACGGTGTTTTATTTGATGAAATTCACGCCTGGAAGAGCAGAGAACTATACGATGTTGTTAAAGACGGCACTAGCTCCAGAGAGCAACCATTAATTTTGATTACTACAACAGCTGGTACAGTGCGAGATAGCATTTTCGATATTAAGTATGATGAAATGGCACGTATTATAAATGGCTATGAAGATGGACAAGAATTTAACGATAGAGTCTTACCGATAATTTACGAGCTTGATGATAAGTCAGAATGGACTAATCCAGACTGCTGGGCCAAGGCTAATCCGGGACTAGGTACCATTAAAAAAATAGATACTTTAGCCACAAAAGTTAAAGAGGCACAGAGGAATCCACTATTAGTCAAGAATCTGCTGTGCAAAGATTTTAATATTCGTGAGACCAGTATTGATGCCTTCCTGACATTTGCTGAGATACAGAATCCGGCAAAATTCACGATGGAAGAGCTGGAGCCAAAAGTCAAGTATGCTATTGGCGGCGTAGATCTGTCAGAGACTACAGACTTAACGGCTGCAACCTTGATATTCAAGAATGCTCCGGACGGGCCGATGTACAACATGAGTATGTTCTGGATACCGGAGGATGTTTTTGAAAAAAGAGTGTATGAAGATAAGGTGCCATATAACATATGGCGAGACATGGGCCTAATCCGTTTAATACCTGGCAACAAAAACCATCCCAAATTTGTAACTGAATGGTTTAAAGAAATTGTTGATACCTTTGGATTGTATATTACTTGGGTTGGATACGATGCCTGGGGTGCTGAATATTGGGTTGAGGATATGAGCAAATACTTTGGCAGTCAGGCATTGGTGCCGGTTCGCCAAGGCAAACAAACGTTAAGTATCCCGATGAAAGAGCTCAAGGCCGATTTAGCGGCCAAGAAGATTATTTACAACAACAATCCCCTTATGAAATGGTGCATGGCCAACGTTAATGTTGACAGCGATAAGAATGGAAACATCCAGCCGCACAAAGGCAGGAACCAAAGAGCGAGAATAGATGGCTTTGCGGCCCTGCTCAATGCTTATACCATATATCAAAAGCATATGGAGGAATACAACACCGATATTGGAGGTTACTAATATGGGCTTGATTACAAGATTTAAAAATTTATTAACAAACAGGAATAAAAGTCCCACCGAAGTTACTTATCAGCTAATGCGAATTTTAGGTAATGGTACTTGGGCCTGGAACGGTAAGATATACGAATCTGACATGATAAGGTCTATCATAAGGCCCTTCGCTTCTGCTATTGGCAAATTGGAACCCAAGCAAATACGAACAAGCAAGGATGATGTGCTTATTAATCCAGATTTGTACGTTCAATTCCTATTGCAAGAACCTAACCCACTCATGACCGGCCAAAAGTTCCGTGAAAGATTAGCCTGGCAGTACATGCTGAATGGAAATGCTTTTGCGCTGATCGTTCGAGATGTCAACGATTACGCAATACAGATGTATCCAATCAATTCATGTGGCGTTGAAGCAATATACGAGAATGGCAATCTGTTTTTAAGATTCTCTTTGCTCAACGGCAAGCAAGCTACTTATAGCTATAACGATATTATTCATGTACCTTTTGATACCGGAGACAATGAGCTCTTTGGTTCTAGTAATGCTAAGGCACTACTTCCGCTAATGACGGTGGTATCAGCCAGCGATGGAAGTATAGTTAATGCTATTAAAAATTCCGGCATTGTAAAATGGCTGCTCAAATACTCCAGAGGGATGTTATCCCCTGAATTAAAAAAGAGAGCCAAGGAATTCTCCGACAATTTTCTTATCACTCAAACCGGTGAAGATAATATTGGCGTGGCGGCTGTAGGTGCCGATGCTGATGCTATTCAGATAGAACCAAAGGACTACGTGCCAAATGCACTTATCCAGGATAGAACGGCAAAGAGGGTTATGGAGTATTTCAATACCAATGAGAACATTGTTCTAAGCAACTACAATGAGGACCAATGGAACTCATATTTTGAATCCGTGATAGAGCCTTTTTCTCAAGCTTTATCTGAAGAATTTACAAAAAAAGTATTCTCAAGAAGAGAAAGGTCCTTTGGGAACCGGATTATCTTTGATGCCGGAAGCCTAGAGTATGCATCCATGCAAAGTAAATTGAATTTAGTTCAAATGGTTGATAGAGGTTCGTTAACACCTAACGAATGGCGGCGGATTCTTAATCTCGGTCCTATTGAGGGTGGAGATAAGCCTCTACGGCGCAAGGATACTGGTGTAGTAGGAGGTGATAACGATGGACAATCTACAGATTAACGGAACTATTATCCCATCAGACTGGCAAGATTTGTTTGATTGGTTCGGTATGCAAGGAACTAGCCCCAAAAAAGTTAAAAATTATTTAACTGCTGCTAAAGGTGCAGATATCGTTATGGATATCAATAGCCCAGGCGGTTCAGTATATCCAGGACTTGAGATATATTCAATCCTTAAGGATTATCCGGGCAATGTTACAGCTAGGGTAATGAGTATAGCAGCTTCTGCGGCCAGTATGATTATGTGTGGAGGTGATCATGTACTTATCTCTCCCGTTGCACAAGTTATGATTCATAACTGTAGTTGTGACGGTGCAGGCAATTATTTGGACCATGAAAAATTGGCGGCTGAACTTAAAAAGCTTGACCAAGCGTGTGTACAAACATACACCATTAAAACCGGAAAATCCGAAAAAGAGATGCTTGCCTTAATGGCAGACACTACTTTTTTTAATGCTCCGGATGCTGTAAAAATTGGCTTAGCTGATGAAGTAATTGATTTAGAAAAAGAGCCAACAGCTCTTAAAGCGGTGGCTTCCATGGAAACTGGATTTATGTCACCCAAAATGCTTGAAGCGCTGACTAAAATGATGCACGAAGAGCAACAACAAGCTCAGCGTAACAATAAAGAATTGGAATTAGAAAAAGGTTATTTAGATTATTTTGAAATCAAAGGAGGAAAGTAAAAATGAACGAAAAATTGTATTTGGAAAAACGTGACGGCCTTACTAACGACATGAAAAAGGCTTTAGATGCAGGTGACTTGGAGAAAGCGAAGGCTATTCGCCAAAGCATCATTGATTTGGATTCTGCCCAAGATGCTTATAATAAAGAGCTGGCTAATGCTAATGCTCTTGGTGAACCTATCATTGCTAAGGCAGCAGCTCCTCTGGCAGCTCCGTTAATTAATCTTAATGGTGCTCCTACGGCTGATTCAAAAGCTAAGCTTTATGAAAGAGCATTTGCTAAATTTATGCTGAAAAGAAGTCTTGATGATGAAGAAACTGCCGTATTCGATGAAATCAATTCCGCTAAAGATACCATGACTACAGAAACTAATTCAGTTTTAGTTCCTAAGACAATGCTATCCGGTATTTGGAAAGAGATGGAAGAAGCTCATCCCATTTTGTCCGAGTTAGCTAAAACATTTGTCCAAGGAAATATTGATATCCTCATGGAAACTGATAGTGGTGATGCAGCTGAATTTTACGATGAAGCTACGGCTGTAAAAGATGGTACTACTTCTTTTGGTACTTTGAGCTTAACCGGCTATGAATTATCAAGAGCTATTCCTGTATCTTGGAAGCTCAAGATTATGAGCGTTGAAGATTTTTTGCCTTATATTACTGTAAATATTGCTGAGAAGATGGGCGAAGGTTTAGCAACCGCTGTTATTTCCGGCAAAGGTGTGCCTGCTGCTGGCGATAAATCTTTCAAGGCTCAGCCTAAAGGCATTATTACATCTCTAGAGGCTGAAAGTGGAACTCCCCAAATTATTACTTATACCGGTGATTTAACCTATAAGAACATTACGGCCTTTATGTCCAAACTAAAACCTGGATATCTAAATGGCTCCTTTATTTATGCAAATAACGATACCATTTGGAATCAATTAGCCAACATCCTTGATGGTACCGGCCGTCCCATTTTTGTTCCAGATCCTACTGGCAAATTTGTTGGTAGAATTTTTGGCGAAGGTGTATTAGAAGAAGCGGGTATTCCTGCTGGTGGCATTTTGCTTGGCAATGTTAGAAAAGCATATGCAATTAATGTCAACAAAGATGTATCCATGTATTACGAAGATCATATTAAAGATAGATACACTGACTACATGGGCTATGCCATTGTTGATGGTAACACTAAAACAACTAAGGCCTTTTCCTACTTAAAAAAATCAGCTTAACCGTGAGCCCTGAAACAGCTACATTCAGCAAAGCTGCGGCGGCTGATGTAGTGCTTACGGTTGCAGGAGCCACGACAATTACTGCATTAAAGAATGGTACATCTAATGTTAATGCAGCTAACTACACCATCAATGGCTTAGTAGTAACCATTACTAAGGATTATTTAACCGGTTTGGCTAACGGTGATAAGACATTTACAGTGGTTACGGATGCAGGAAGCGTAGTTTCTACTGTTACGGTAGGTGATTAATATGGCGGCTATCACGCTTGAAGCAGTGAAAGTGTACTGCCGCATTGACGGTACAGAAGAAGATGGTATGCTTCAGGACTGCATAGAATCAGCAAATATGATTATCTTGGAGCGCTGCGGCAAAACCAAGAAAATTAATACTGATGGTTCAACAACAGCCATTGAAGAAACTAAACCGTTCCAGCTGGCAGTTATGCAGTTAGTATGTTACTGGTACGATAACAGGGTTGACAGAGCTAACATGGATGCGACAAAGGCCCAATCGCCTTTGCCTCCATCCGTGGATATGCTAGTAGACCACTTTAAGAACAGTGACTTTTATAGTTAAAGATAGTTAAAGGTGGTGTTTCCCGTGATACTTGTTGGCAAACTCGATAAAAGAATTAATTTTTTTGAGAGGTATAAAGTCGCAGAAGATACGGGCTCAGGTCCCAAATACGATTACAAAGATCCTGTACCACGTTGGGGCGAATTTATAACGGACAAATTTGGAAGTGCCGTTATACTTGGAGACGGTGAAGCCGGAGTGATAACTAGAAAGATTTTAGTTCGATCAGGCTTAAATATCGCCAAAGGCTGGAAGGCAAGCTGGAAAGATCATACATTTGTCATCAGAGATGTTGATGATTCCACTCCTGGCCAGCTTACATTAACTGCCGAGGAGATATCACAATGAGCAAAGGTTTTCGTATATATGCCAATATTGATTCAGAGGTTTTTAAAGCAATCAAAAATGTGGATAACTACAATACCAATGCCCAGAAGTCCATTAGAAAAGCGATGGCAGATGGTACCAAGTCAGTATATGATGCGGCATTTTCTAAAGCTCCTCATGGCACAAACAATAAAATAAGGGCTGGGCTGCATTGGAGCTATGACGAGACCAAAAACACCGGTGTAGTCAAATCCAGTGCTCCCCATGGCCACTTATTTGAATTTGGAACAAATGAAAGATTTGTATATCCTACCAGAAGAAAGGCTTTAAAAATGTCTGATGGTAGATATGCTAAAGGTACAGTTTATGCCGGCAGAATTAGGCCAAAGCCGTTTATGAGACCGGCCATAGAACAAGAAAGGCCAAAGATAGAGAGTGAAGTAAAGAAGGTGCTTGAATGATTATAGTCAGAGATATTCCACAGGTTAAATTAAGGGAAGCAGTCTTTGCACTACTTAAAAATAGTCAGACACACGATGTATATGGTGTCGTTCCGGATAAAGCCAAATTGCCATATATGGTCATTGGTGCTACTACTTTTAAACCGGATGCAAGCAAAAATTCTCTAGGCTGGGATGCATCAGTTACAATTCATTGCTGGTCGGCAACTAAAGACATGGCGACCTGCAACGAAATGATGGCAGATGCAGCCAGCATAATTACAGGCCTATATAATACAGCCCAAGTCGATGGCTATCAAATTATCGACTGCGAATTAGATTTAGCGGAAGGCCATGAAGAGGATGAATATTCTTTTCATGGTGTTCTGACTTTTTTATTTAAACTACAAAAGGAGTGATATAAATGGCTTTAACAGCAGCAGTTTTAGCAGCTTTGCCGACAAATCCTGATACTCAGATTGCCGAAGCTGGCAAAGATACGTTGTTAAGTATTAACACTGGCACAGTTGAGGTACCTGTATGGACACTTGTAGGCGGTCAACGCAATTCCCCGGTTAAACAAAGTGCTAACAGTATGGATGGCTCCCATAAGACAAGTGGCGGCTGGTCCCAAGGTATTCCTGGCTTGAAATCTTGGAGCATTGATTATTCCGGATTACAAATTATGGATGATTCCGGCTTGCAAGCATTAGAATACGGTTTTAGAAATAACAAACAGCTCAACGTAAAAATTGAGTATCCCAATAAGAAATACCAAACTGGTTGGGCTTTCATTACTGCCTTCAATCGTGAAAATCCTCATGATGGTATCGCTACAGCCAGTGCTACTTTGACCGGCGTTGGTGCAATATCCGAAATGACCGAACCTAAAGCTTAAGGAGGTTTAGAAAATGAAAGAAGTAACTACCATCCGGCTGAGTAAAGATAAAAAGCTGGATATACGCTTTACTATCAGATTGCTTAACCAGATGGAAAGAGAGATTGGGCAATCTTTGATTAGTATTATAAATGTGCCAAATACCATGCTTAGAAAGATTGATATTGATTTCACCGTAGCTGCTTTACGCAATGGTGTAAGCAATGGCAATCTAACTAGGGAACAGGCCTTGGATAATATTCAAGAGTTCTGCGACAATGGCGGCACCTTAGACGAGTTGAACGGCCTTATTATCAAAGCAATTATTGATACAGGGCTTTTTACTCCGGGGGTAGCGGAACCCGTGGCGGAAACTCCGGCAAAAGTAGAAGTTCTTCCGAAAGAAGTTCTTCCGGAAAAGGAAAAGAAGTAAATAGTATTAAAGAATGGACTGAGGCGGCAGAGCTAACAGCTTACCGCCTCGGTTTAACTCCGACAGAATTTGACAATATGCAACCAAAAGAGCTTTACAAAATGATTGAGGCTCACCAGCTTGAACAAAAAGAGAAGGACTATAGAACTTCTTATTTTTTAAGCTGGGTTATTAATACGCAAGTAAAGAAACCAATATCTACTTCTGATATTTTTGATCCTTTATGGTTAACAACCGAGGATAAGAAACAGAAGGCCTTAGAAGAAAGGCAGCATTTAATTAAAGAATTCGGACTTGAGGTGAAGAAATGAGCACTGTAAGTGATTTACTTATCAAAATAGGAGCTGATTCAAGCGGCCTAACTAAAGAACTTAATAAGAGCAAGCAGTCTCTTGACCAAACCTTTAAGACGGATGTATTCAATCAGTTTAATGCAGCAATGGATGATACTGGCAACAAGATTACTGGACTGATTAGCAGGTTCAATCAGTTTGCAGCATTGGCCGCTACCGGATTTGGTCTTACTAAGATTATTCAAAGTGCCGTTGAAGCCGGGGACAGCATCCACGACTTAAGCGAACGAATGAGAATAAGCTATGGTGAGGCAAGTCAACTGTCTAGGATTTTAAACCTAACAGGAAACGATAGCGGTACTTTTGCCAGTGCTTTTATGCGCCTTGATAAGACACTTACCAGTGGCGAAAAAAGTGCCGCAAAGGCTCTAAATACGCTTGATGCGGTAGGAGTATCATTGCAGGACAGCTCCGGTAAGTTATTACCATTAAACGAACAACTTAAAAATTTAGCCGAAGGTTACAGGAGAGCAACAGAAGCCGGTTATGGCCAAGAGTTTATTATGAACACCCTGGGTGTTAAGGGCCTTGCCCTTGAAAAAACACTTAGGGACTATAACGAAGCGGCGGCCAATGCATCTAGAATTCAAAGCATTGGTTTAGATCCTCAGCAAATGCATGAAATATCTGAAGAATTAAAAGTAATGCAAATGCAGGGAACACAATTATCATATATAGTAGCTTCAATTCTTTTGCCAGTGGCGCAGGAAATATTCCCGTATGTAATTTCTGGACTTGGCGAAGTTTCATCTTTGATGGCCCAGCATAGAGATGAAGTTAACGAAACAGTTAAAACTGTAACTGGTTTATATATAGCTTACAAAAGCTTGCAAGAAATAATGGCACTTCAAAATACCGTTAAAGGCTTCTTAGGAGCAGGAGAAGCAGAATCGGCGGCAGTGGCTATACAAGCTAATGCTGAGGCAGAAGCAACCATAACAGCAGTTAAAGCCGAGGCTACAGCTGCTCAGCAAGAACAAATATTAAGCTTAACGGCTACCCAAGAAGCTGCAATTGAGAAAAGAATTGCAGCAATTGAGAGAGCCGCACAAAAAGAGATAAATACTTATGCTAAAAGTAAAGAATACTTTAAACTTTCAGAAGAAGAGAAAGTTCAAGCAGTTGCAACTAAAAGCGCCCAGATAGAGGCAAGAAATGCAGAAATGGCTGCCAAAATTAGGGCAGATATGACAGCAACATATTTGGCCAATGCTGAACAAGGTGTTGTGGCCAATACCGCTGTGGCAGCTTCTGCTGAAGCTAAAGGCGTTGCTGAAGCTAAAGCAGGTGCCCAGGCAGTAGAAGCTAATACTGCATCTGCGATTTCTGCTCAAGGCGTTACTGCGGCTAATGTTGGAGTAGCTGCATCCGCTGCTACTGCTGGAACTACAGCCGTAGTAAGTGCAGCTTCTACTTCCGGAGCTGTAACCAGCCTAACCAGTATAGTATGGAATTTAGCCGGTGGCTGGATGGGTGTTGCGGCGGCTATCATATATGCTACAGGGCGTTTAGTTGCCTTTCAAATGCAAGAGGAAAAGAAAAAGGCACGTAATACTTACGAAATTGAAGGGCATACTTACTATAAAGAAGAGGATGGAAAAATCTACGAAAATCCTCAAGGATTCACCGAGCAAGGAAGCGGCCTAGATTATCAGACTTATACCGATATAGTCAAAGGGACCAGAAAAGAAGTAACAGATCCTGCCGTAATCGGTGATGTTAACGCCAGGGATAATTCAAGGCATCGTGATGAAATGACAGATGCTGAAAAGGCTATCGAGGATGCCAAGAATGCAGCCCATCTGGATATAGAAAATATCCAAAAGAAGATGGGAGATATTCAAACTAGCACAGATAAAACTACCGGAGCCGTTAAGAGTGCAGAAACTGCAATTAAAACTGTTCAAGTACAGGTACCAATAGGAGAGGCTCTCTATGATGAAGCAACCAATTACATTGGTACCCCTTATCAATTAGGCGGAGCTGGTGCAGATGGCGGTTGGACTTCTACCGACTGTGGGAAATTAGTTAAAGATGTATCTGATATCCTAGGCATATGCATTGGTGGAAATAGAACAGTAGATAAAATTGCAGCATATGCTGACAGTAAAGGTGCTTTAATGCCTTATATACCAGGCGTGGCCAAAAAAGGTGATCTGATTACCATGGACAATGGAAGTCATGATCCTACAAGTCATATTGGCATATCAAATGGCGAGGGTGGCTATATAGCAGCCAATAGCAGTACAGGCGTAGCTGAACATAGCGACTTTAGCGGTTTTACTCCTACCGGGATAATCCGAATGGATGTATTGACTGGTGGAGCTACTGTTACCAGAACACTGGATGCTAATGGCAAGAAATTGGCAGAAACCAGGAATAAAGTCAACCAACTTAAAGATTCATATATTAGCCTGTACGATTCCATGAACCAAAGTATTCTTGGCATTAACGGCAATCAATATGAATCAGATATGGCCAAAGCGGAAAAAGACATTGAGGATAAAAAGAAACAAATATCTAAAATGGCTGCCGGTGGCCTTGATGTTAATCCAATGAATAGCAAGCTTAAGGAATATGCTGATGCCATTAAGTCTCAAGTTACAGACAAATGGGCTCAGCGCTTGAGGGAATTCAAAGTTGAAAATGCCAACATCCTTGCTGAAGTAAACGGTGATTATGTTAATGCGGCCAACGTAGAATATGAAACTACAGTAGAAGGTCTCAAAAAACAAAGAACCGAAAAGCTTAAGAGTATATCTCAATACCAGGATGATATGGAAGCTCAAAAGCAGGTTGATGATTGGTATAACAATAGTGTTCTTAAGGCTGCCCTTGATAAAGATAAAAAAATCAAAGAAAGCCACGATAGACTTATGCAGCAGTTAGCCGAACGTGGTGATGTTCAAGGAGTGGCCAATGAACTTAATAATAATCCACAAGCAGGTATATCTTCCCAGCAATTCTCCGGACAGCAGAAATTAGCTCAGGCTTATGTAGACCTGTGGAACGAAGCTCATATAAGCATAGAAGAGAATTTGGCCAATGCATCAAAAAATATGTATGAAACCTTATCTTCTTCCGTGGCTGATTTTATTAAAGGTACAAAATCAGCGATGGATGTAGTGCATGATTTTGGCAATTTAGTTTTAGATACAATAGCGCAGATAGTAGCTAAAAAGTTTGCGGCTAACATGGTATCTGGCCTGCTTGGTAGTATTATGGGCGGAGGCGGCGGAGGAGCTGGTAGTATTACTATTGCTGGCAGCGATACTGCTTACAATCTTCTTACTAGCGCTAGGCCGTTTGCTTCTGGAGGTATTGTTACAGCTCCAACATTGGGCCTTATTGCCGAAGCCGGTAAATCAGAAGCAGTAATGCCTTTGGATATGCTAGGCAGCATGATTAATTCAAGGGGCAGTGGAGTGCAGGTCAATATTACTAATAATAAATCTGATGCCGATGTTAAGGTAACTTCTGCAAAATACGATGAAGGACTTAATAAAACTATTTTGTCAATAGTTATTAACGGAGCTGCCCAGAATACAGATAATTTTGGTGGCAACCTAAAAGCTGCTTTATTAGGAGGTTAATATGGAATATGTATTTCCTAGCGATTTTCCCGAGCCGAACATAGCGGCGGCAAGCGATTGTGGAGAATCCTTTAAATTTAAGTCAGAAGATGCAGTTGTTAGCACTACAACAGATGCCAATTACAAGCAAACAAGGCCTAGGGCAACCAGAAAGATTAGAACCTGGACATACAGCTGGAATGGTGTATCAAGTGCAGATTTTGCCAAGCTCCAAACTTTTTGGAATTCGGTAGGGCGTTATCAGGCATTTAGCTGGACCAATCCAGAAGATAGCGTTACTTATACAGTACGCTTTTCCCAAGGTTTGGACAAAGAATGGCAAGAGAATTATCCCTATGGATGGCAAGGCACTTTAGTCTTTGAGGAGGCTTAATCATGCGTGTATGGAATATGGCTTATATTCTTGAAAAAAATAAGCTGTCGAGCGATGCTCCATGGTTGGCTCTCCTCAAAATAACTCATAAAAGTTTACCTGAGCCAATCTATTTAGCCAGAAATAATGAAGATGTTACTTGGTATGGACATACATGGACTAGATTTCCAATTGAATTCGGCAATATCACACAGGATGGCAAGGAACAACCAACAATAACTCTTAAAATATCTAATATTGGTGGCTTAGTTGAATCATATATTCAGCAGTACAACGGATTTACTGATGCTGAAATTACGATTTATGTAGTTCATGCTAATCATTTAGACTGCCTGGATGCTGCATTTGAAATAACATACAAATGCGACTTTACTCGTTTTGATCCTCAATGGGTAACATTTGAATTGACCGCCGAGCATGACATGAATTACAGATTTCCACCAAACACGTACATGAAAGATTTTTGCCCATTCAAATTTAAAAGTATTCAGTGTGGCTATGCAGGAAGCGAGACTTCCTGCAATGGGACACTGGCACAATGTAAAATTCCTTCACGCTTTGGCGGTGAACCAGGAGTAGATAGCGGCAGTTAGGAGTTAATCATGAATTATCAAAAATTTGTTGGCATACCATTTAAAGATGGCGGCAGGGATATGAACGGTGTAGATTGCTGGGGACTTGTAAAGCTTATGTATAAGGAACTAGGCATTGACCTTCCAGAATTCTACATTGGTGCGATGCAAACTCTCAAAATTGAAAATGCTTTAAAAAGTAACGAAAAAAATTGGACTAAACTAAGTGAGCCGGAAGCTCCTTGTTTAGTCCTTCTTAATATATCATGTGGCGTATGGGCTGACCATGTAGGCTTCTATATTGGCCATGGAAAATTTTTGCATTGCTATCGTCATACCGGAGTTTGCATTGATAGATTATCACATTGGAAAAGCAGAATTATAGGATTTTATAAGCCGGGGTGGATTAAATGATTAAGATGGCTGTTATTCCTAACCCTTTCGAGCCGTATTTTAAAAGACTGGAAGATAAGGAATACATAAGCATTAAAAACTTAAAAGCATATTATCCGGAAGGCGAGCTATTTATTATTAATGGCGAAATCATAGACAATCCGGAAAGTTACATTCCTGCTGATTTTACCGTAGTTATAGTAACAGCAAAAGTACAGGGTGGCGGCATTGGTAAATTTCTTGGATTCGTTGCGATGGTAGCAGTTATGGTTTATGCCGGAGCTGTTGCCGGCGGCGCATGGTCGTCTTGGGCAGGAGCAGCCTTTAAAGCTGGTCATTTAGGAGCAGTTTTAGCTGGAGCCGCAGTTGCTACAATAGGCGGTATGGTAGTTAATTCTATATTTCCGCAACAAACAGCAACACTTGCCGAATCAGAAAATAGTAGCCCTACATACGGATGGGACGTTCCGGCTCCGGCTAATGCGGAGGGAAACGTTGTAGGAATGACCTACGGCGAATGCATACCGCAAGCGCAGGTGTTAACTCAGCACGTAGAAACCTGCAACGGCAAACAGTATTTATGCTTGCTGCTTTGTGGTGGCCAAGGTCCTATAGACAGCATTTCCAACATCAGGATTGGCAATAATGCAATCGGCAATTATAGCGATGTTCAGATAGAAACAAGACTAGGTACCAATGAACAGACTCCTATAAGCTTCTTTAACAACAATCCTATTGATCAGTACGTTAGCCTGGAGCTGGACACCAGTTCTCCTTTGATTCAAACAACTACTTCCAAGAGTGCTACATCCTTAGAAGTTACCATGACTTGGCCCGGTGGCTTGTACAAGATTAACGATGATGGTAACTATGAAAATACAACAGTAAAAATGTTACTGGAATATCGTGTAGCTGGTACAAGCGCTTGGACAACTTGGCTTAATACATGGAATGTTACCAACAATACGAATAGCGAGCTTAACCAGTCAGTAAGAATATCCGGATTAGCGGCTGCACAGTATGAAGTAAGAGTTACCTTGATAGAAAGAGATACCAGCAGCAGGGCTGCCACAATTACAAGATGGACATTATTGACTACTTACGATAATGGTGCTTATAGCCGTCCGGGCAAAGTCTTAGTAGGTTTACGAATACTAGCTACTAATCAGCTTTCTGGTGGTGTGCCAAGTATTAACTGGCGGCAGCGTAAAGATACTGTTTGGGTATGGAACCCATATAACAGATGTTATGAACGTAGAAGCGCTGATAATCCAATCTGGGCAGCTTATGATATCCTTCACAGATGCGATAGGCTTTTGAATATTAATACTGGTGGTTATGAATTTGTTGTTAATGGCTGTGCAGTCTCCCGGTTAACAAAGTATTGGGACCAGTGGGTAACGGCGGCTGCTTATTCTGACGGCCTAGTAAATAACCAGAATGGCGAACAAGAGAAGCGGTTCATGTTTGATGTTTTTTATGATACATCCCAAAAGAAGATAGCGGCGGCTCAAAAGGCTGCCAAGGTTGGCCATGCCACAATCCTTAAGCATGGTAACGATTTGGGCATCGTAGTTGATATGCCTGGTGACATAACTCAGATATTTGGAGAGGGCAGAACTACGGCTGAAAGCGTTTCCGGATTTTTCACTGGCAGCGATGAACGTGCTAGAGTTCTGGAAATAACTTATAACGATAAGAACGATGACTATAAGAATACCAGGTTCTTATGTCGGAGTAACAATTGGTTGGAAGATGATAGAGAGAATGATCCTACTCCTTTAAGCCTGTTTGGCGTGGCAAGAAGGAGCCAGGCATGGCGTGAAGGAATAAAGGCTATTCTAACTAATCAGCTTCAGCTACAATATGTTGAATTCAAGGCCGATGTAGATGCCTTACGGTCTGAATTTGGAGACATAATCGGCTGGAACCACAGGGCAAACAGGATAGGCATTGAATCAGGAAGGGTAGTAAGCGCTGATGCAAGTTCCGTTAAGCTTGATAAAAATATCGATTTTAGCAGTGGAAAAACTTATGAAATATGGATTCAAAAGTCAGACGATACATTAGTTCATAAGACTTTCGCCGGAACAGATGTAACAACGGATACAATAAGCGTTAGCTTAGCTACAAGCGAGATACCTGCTCAATACGATAACTATGCTCTTGGCCTTGTTGATGCGGCCGTGAAGCCTTTTAGAATCGTTAATATCGGTATCAGTCAAGATCAGCTATGTAGTATTAAATGCTGCGAATACAATGCGGCAGTGTATGCTGATTCAGATATTGATTATTCTCAATTCCCGGTTAAAAACTATACAGAAACAATTGTTTTGCAAGCTCCAATTAATTTGGCTCTTAAGGAACTGAATTATGTAAGAGCAGATATGACACATATTCACACAATTATAGTCAGCTGGTCGCTTCCACGTGGAGCGAGAGCTGACCATTTTAATGTTCAGCTATCTGAAAATGGTAATAGCTGGACCACCGTAGGGAGCACGGAAGCCTTTAAGCTGGATATTAACGGCTTGAATCCTCCCAGAACCTATTATGTAAGAGTGTGCTCTGTCTTAGACGGAATGATTAGTAGCTATAGTATGGCAGTAATTGCTATGACAGGAGCAGATGAACTTCCTCCGGATATAACCGGTTTGCACCATGAGCTATTAGCTGATGGAACACGGCGTTTCTGGTGGGATTTTGTGTATCCTACGCCTAATGATATTGCCGGTTTTAAGCTCAAATACATTCCAAATGGTGTAGGTACCTGGGATACGGCACTTCCATTGAACAGTGGCTTAGTTACAGCCCAACCTTTTGAAACGGCAATGCTTCGCCAAGGCATGGCAAGCGTACTTATTAAAGCAGTAGATAATACAGGCCAAGAAAGTAAGAACGCTGCCGTTCTATCCGTTAACTTGGGTGATGTTTTAAAGGACAATATTTTGTTTGAAAAAGATATGTCTGATAACAGCTGGGCTGATGTTGATACTGATGGCTATATAGATCCTGAAACGCACGTTCTTAAATCCCAGGAATCGGCGGCAATGTGGGATAGTCCCGAAGCTCCTATGTGGACTACTCCTGAAGATGCTATTTGGTCAACTAACTATAAATCATTCTCATGTAGCTTTACCTTTACGGCCATAGCATCCGGTAACTTATGGGTAGATTTAGTGCTGGATGGACCGGCAAAAGTAACTTATACCGTAAACGGTCAGGAATATCCTTATACACAAAAAGTTACAGTAAAGGCCGGGGACAGCTTAATAGTTACAATTACGGCTTTTGCTGGGACACAACAGGTGATTCTTAGCAAAGCGGTTATATACATAGATGTTCCGGATGTAGTGGAGCATTTGGATAATGTTGTTGTGCCTGTTGATGGTGTGGAGCTTCCTCTTAAAACTCCTCATTATTACACTACTGCCGTGAGAATTGATGCTGTCGAAAATAATGCAATAGTTTGGCCCAAGATAGTTACTAGGAATCCTTGTGTAATTAAGCTATATAACTCAAGCGGTGCCTATGTAGCTGGTACCATAGACTGTACTTGGCAAGGGTTTATAAAGGAGTTGACATCATGAGCTATACATTAACTCAATTCGTTAAGATGACGGATGAGTATAAACAATATAAATCTGCTGTTACACCAACACAGATGCATCAGATTATTGAGCTATTAAGCAATAATAATGCTGCTTTGGAGTGTTTGGCCAAAGACTTATGGCAACCGACAGTTACGCTAAAACCTAATCAGATCATAGAATCACCCAATATGCCTGAAAACGTAGTAGCCAAGGTAACGGTTGCCGGGACTACGGGTACTACCGAGCCTTCTTGGCCAACATTAGGCAGCAGCGTTACAGATGGCAGTGTTACTTATCTAATGGTTGGTAAGACCGGCCATGAGATAGCAACGGCGGCAGAGGCTACAGCCGGAACAAACAATACCAAGATAATGACACCTTCCCTGGTCAAGTCAGTGCTTCCCACTAAAGTTAGCCAGCTGGAGAATGATAGTAACTTTCAAAATGGCGCCGGTTCAGTAGCTTATGCTACTAATGCCGGTACAGCTGGTAATGCTAGCGCCCTTGGCGGCATTGGTCCCTCCGGATACTTACAGCTATCTAACGGATATGTAACCTCTGGAACTTTTATATTAGCTAGGGTAAATACTACAACTGATGGAGGAAGGTTATTATTTCAAAAAGCGGATGGAAATCCTGATATGTTTATTGATGCCTATTATACAAATTTTAGATTTGTATATAATGGCAGAGTACAATTTCAAATTAACGGAAATGCAAGCGGAAAAAGTAATCTTGTTTATTTTGGGGACTATAATTCTGCTGCTAATGGTTACACCCGTTTAAATAACGGTTTTCTTCTCCAGTGGGGATATTCCAGTGTGCAGCACACTACTTATCCAGTTACATTCTCCAATGTGCTTCAAGTTTATTCTCAATATGCTGGTACTAATCGTGACTACACCGCTAACAGCGAAACTAGACCAATTAATATAGCTAATTCTGGCTTTGATATTGAGCAA